TATAATCAATTGTACCTTGTTTTGAATTTAAATAACTTTTTATACCACTTGCCAAAAAATATAATCTTACATTGCCTTCGCCGTCATCATCAAAAAAACATTCGTTAGTATTACCATCTATTTTAAATCCAGTTGAACTTAATATACCACCTGTTGTTGATAAATGTCCAGAGTGTGGATTATATAATGCATTTCTAAAATATATACTATACTTTGATGAAGTACCAATTATTGTGGAAAAACTTTTTCTTATTTTAACAGTTGTTATGTTTGATAAAATACTTGTATCAGCACTATCAATCAAACCTGTAACTTTTGAATATCTGAATATTGAATCAAACTTTTGTAAAGTAGAAGCATTATAAGTTGTTAACTTATCAATAACATCTGCTTTTATAGTATCAGAAGTTTTTGCTGTTGCCCTTGCGTCATACTTAACATTTGAAGTAACTAATACAGAAGTTGTTTCTGGATCTTTTATGACAGGTCTTACTGAAGCAACATTGTATGGTTTTAATTGAGTTACAATATCTTGTTTTGTTGTATCAGTTAAAATTTCTCCTGATTTTGCTTTGATTGAAATATTTACAACACCATATGTTGGAGTTTCATCATCTTCTCCACCCCACGCACTAACTGATAATGCATTTGGATAAATTGATTTAATTAACGTTTCATAATCAGTTGCTGTAACTGCTCTATCTTGAGCACCATATTGTAAAGGTGCATTAAATTTTATTGATTCATTTGTTTCTCCAATTGCACCACCAGAAGAATTTGATTCAGTTGTTAGAGTTACATTTGTAAAACCACCAACATTTCCTGATAATGAAAATTTTGAAGCGCCGTTTGAATTTACTGTATTAGTTATAACGTATTCTAATATAATAACATTACCATCATCTAATTTTTTACCTGTTACACCATCACCAAAATAAATTTCATACTTATTACTAGAACCTTCTTGTATAAAAAATGCTTTTGTTTCACTTGATACATTATTATAACCACCCGCTAAAGTATAAATGCTTTGCGTTGTATCTGTATTACTAGTTTGAACGGTAACTTTTAAAGTTGAAGTATCTGCTGAAGAACTAGGTATAAGAAATTTCTGGTCAGTATCATTTACATCATACGTATATTTAAATGTAACCAATGTTCCTTCATAAAGAGGTACATTTTCAAATTTATAAATTCCATTTACTGGTGTAATTGTTATATCTTCATTAGTTACGTATTGATATTCAACTGCGTCAACTGTAGTTGAGAAAACTGTTCCCTTCTGCATTGTAACCGAGGAACCTGTTGCATTATTAACTACAACATTAACATACGCTCTTGGTGCTCTAGGAGATGTAGGAGTATATCCTAACATCTTTGCTAATGAAACAATATTTTTTCTAATATCAGCACTATCCAAATACATTTCATTAGTTGACATATTAGCAATGTATGACAAGTAATGGGTGTTGTAAGATAGTACATCTAATAGAATAGATAAACTTGAACCTTCAAAATCATAGTCTTGAAACTGTGTTTGACTTTGTAAAAAAGTTTTTAAATTTACTTTTATTTTATCAAAATCTAATTCTGATACTTCTAGTTTATGTTGCGACATCTTATCTTATCCTTTGTAAAGTAACTGAAACTGATTGTGGATTAGGTACACCTATAATATTAAAATAAATTTCTACTTGTAATCTGTTTTCATCTATAGCAGTACTTCTTATTGGTCCTGCTATTTCATCTGCTCTTGAACCTTCTCCAAATTCATCTTCATTTATTCTAATACCAGTTAACTGGATTCTAGGTTCGTGATTAACTAAACACTCTTCTATTTTTCTTTTTATAAACACATTAGTAACTGGACTATAATTTTCAAAAAGTAATTCTCTTACACCACAACCTAATTCAGGATGGAAAGGTCTTTCATAAAAATTTGTTTGTACTAAATTTCTGACTGCTCTTTTTATTGCTATTACGTCTTCAACCACATTAACGTCATTAGTAATTGGATGTCTACCAAAGTCTAAATCCAAATCTTTAAACTTCCTAGATTGTCGTTTACTAGTACTTTTAACGTGCTTTGTATAATCGTTTAAAAATGATTGATTCTGTGCCATAACTGTATATATTTATACAGTTTAACCCGCTCTTACGTTATTTGATCCATCAATCATTGCTCCCATATCAAAAGAATCTCCAACCCTTGCAACACCTATACTATTTGCTCTAACCGTTAATGAACAAGAATTAACCTTTTCCATATGTGAAATACACGGTGGTATCGGGTTTTCTATGGTATGTGGTAATGTAGGATCATTAAGTCTAGCAACTGGTTTACCATTTGCTCTAACTGTAACTTGTGTTGCTTTAACACCTATAACAGGATCACAACCGTGACCAGTTGCTCCTAAATCTAAATCTCTACAAAGCTTTGGCATTATGCCAATATCCAAAGAACTACTATTACTACTAATACCCAATTAGGACAAGAATTTTTACTCATCCATTCTTTAACTTCTTTTATTTCTATCATTTTAATTCTACCGTTCCTCCAACAGACTCTATATCTGCTTTAATTTTATCTGCATCCTTTTTTTCTTGGTCTTCTGCTATAACAGAAGGAAACTCTTCTACAAAAGTCTTTGCTTCAAGTAATCCCATATCTTTAAAAGCTCTAATTGCTTTAATAACACCTATTTTAGCACCTGCATTAAAACCTGTTAAGACAACTTTGAATAAAGACTCTTCTTTTTCTTCTGATACTGCCGCTGGTGTACTTGTTAAAGTGTTTAAATCTAAACCCCAAGTTTTCTCTAACTTTTTTGCTAAGTCACCTGCTTCAATAACTGTTAACTTACCTAATTGTTCTACTAACGTATCAATATTTGACATTTTATCTTCCAATCTTATCTCTTCTACCGATAGGTAGTTTTTGCCACTTGGTCATTTCTTGACCTTTCTTACTTACCCACTCAATATAGATTAATTTTTCTTTCACTTTATTTTGAAAAGACTTAACTGCCTTTTTCCAACTCGTAGCAGTTATTTCTTCATTTATTTCTTTGTTATCTGTAAACTTAAACTTTTTTTGTTTTGACATTCTTTTTTTTCCTTTTCACTTTACATTTTTTATCATCACATCTACAATATTTACAGATTTCTATGTTTCTAGCTTCCATCATTTCAAATTTGGGTTCTCCACAATGGGATTCCCTACCACAATTATTGCAATATGTCATAAACACTATTTATAATAAAAATTACAAGTGTAAAGTGCCTACTGATTCGGAAATTCGTTGAAAATTTGAAGTTTTTTAGAAAATAGAACAAAAATAGAACAACAAAGTAAGAAAACCTTGATTTTTCTCATTTTTTTTAAATTTTTCCCTTGACTTTACTAAATTTTTAGTGTATATTTAACGTATAAGTTGAAAAGGAAAACATTATGAAAAAACTATATGAATATTTAACAATTATTTGTTCTATATTAGGTACTTTTATGTTAATTGGTGCTGTCGGCGCAATTGACGGCGGTTATCACGGAATACCTATGAACGATAATTGGTTTTTGTGTGGTACTTTGTCATTGTTAGGAATTGCTATGTTTATTTTAGCACTATACTCGCAAACATTGTATTCTGAACAAGACTAAACACTAGATTTTAGTAAATGACCTATTTCTATTCCTAGGTCGGCTGCTTTATCAATACTTTTAAATGATTTTGAATAAAATCTATCTTTACCATCTGGTGAAAATAGTTCAGCTTCAAGATTAATCGTATTATCATCAATACTTGCAAATACACCTACCGCTGTATCACAATCTCCTTCTATAACTTTTAAAACGTTTCTTTCTGCCTTAACACAATTATGTGTTGCTGTATGATTAACACTTTTTAATAATTCAATTATTTCTTTATCATTATTTCTACATTGTAAGGCAATAACTCCTTGACCAGCACAAGGTATCATTTCACTAGTTGTAAAAGTTTGAGAAATCTTGTTCTCTAAACCTAATGATTGAATACCAGCATAAGATAAGATAATAGCATCAAATAAACCTTCATTAAGTTTTCTTATTCTTGTATCAACATTTCCTCTTATCAACTTA